TGTTTCAGGAAATATTCCTATGATAGTTCCGAACATGATGATAGAAGAAGCTAATAAAATTTATGGCCATGAAATGGGTCTAAGAGACAAGCAAGAGTATAAAGGAATACAAGATGCTTTGGTGTATGCTACTATGAGTGTAGATAATGTTAAAAGAAATTTAGCTGAATCAATTCTTATTCAGGCGTCAGGGCCTTTAAATCCTCAAGTGAAAACAATTATCAGAGGATTTAACCTTGCGGCTAGGGCATACGGAAACAAAACGGATGAAAGTAAGCAGGAGAACCTAGAAAAATTATTTTCTTCAAGAACTGCTATAGAAATAGCAAATGCTTTTGGCGGTGTTCCGTTTTACAGAGACATAAGAACAGGCTTTGTTAGAGAGGAATTTAAGGAAATTCCAACCGTTAGACCATATTCATTAAAAGAGATGGAAAAGTATGACAATGCTGAGTATAACAGGCAAATGATATTAAAAGAGTTCTATGAAACAACTCCTGAGTATCAAGAAACAAAAGCGCTAGAAAAAGAGATTAAAAAACTAAAAAAAGAGATGGGACTCTAATTTAATTTTTAACCTTATCAATTAACTGTTGTAATTTTCTAATCAAAGAGAAGTTGGGTTTATCTTTCAGCTTCTCTTTTAATATTTGGTCTTTAATTTGTTCCATCATTTTGTAAGTGTTCTGCTTCTCTATTTGCATAGTCAGCTATTTTTTTCATGTCAGATATATCGTCTCCTTTTTTTCTTAGTAGATACTTAAGAATATTCCCTTCGTTAAAATTTAAATCCCAGTGCTTAATTAAATCAATGACATCTAATCCATTAATCTTTCTAGAAGAATATCGTTCCTCTAGAAGAGTTGTGTCTTGTTTATATTGCATTGTCTATTGTCTCTATTACGTGTCTTAAATCACTTCTTTCAAACTCGCCTAGTGAAACGTCATTAACTATTAATAGGTAATAATCTTTTCTTACTTCAATACATTTTGTGTTTTCCATTTTTTAAAATATGTGTGTTAATCTTGCTACTTGTCCATGTTCCATTGAGTGTATAAATCCTTCTACAGCTTTTATTCCACCAACACCATAACCCTTTCTATGATGCCAGGAATCAGATCCGCTTGGTGACCTTAACGACTCAACCGTAATACCATGATAATCTTTACTAGACTTGTGATGTATGTGGTGTGTGTATACATAACGATGCTTTGTGTCTGCCCACCACTGAGAGAACTCATTAGCCATTATAAGGGGTAAATCTGCTTGTTTAGCTCCATCTCCATGTGTTGTTCCGATTAAGTTATTACCGTACTTAAAACCTTTCCTATGGGCTATTGAGCAATCGAATGTAATGTTCTTGCTTTTCCTAAACCAAGACTGTATAGAATCCGACAACATGAATCCTGATATGTAATCGTGGTTACTTGGGTTGTAAACAAAGTGAACATCTGCTACTGCAATTAATGTTTCTAATACATCTACGTAAAGTTTCTTTGCTGTAAGGAAGTTTTCATACCACATACCATCAGTATCTTGTGGTGTACCTGCTGTTGTTTTCCTGTGTGGCTCATCGATGTGAAGTATGTCGTTACCACCTACAAATAATATCTTATCTATTTTAAATCCATTAGACTTTTCAAGTATTCCTTGTATTCCTTCCTTTACTCTCTTGACAGCTATCTGTGAGTTATAATCCTCACCTGTTTCAAATGATGATGCTAGCTTACCTATATGTATATCAGCAGGATCAATTACTAGTAGGTGAGGGTCTTTCTGTTTTGTTCTTTTAATCTTAGGATATGAAGGAGAATGTTTATTCATTTTCTTTATAATATCCTCTCTTACTTTGTCCAAAGAGACACCGTTGTTTTTTACATGAAGAGAAAAGCTTTTGCCTTTATACCAGTAATGATTTACATCACTCATTGGTATTCCGTTAGTTTCGCATTCTACTTTTAATGCTCTGTGATTACTTATCATCACACTTTCCTCATCAGTAAGTCTTGGTCTGTAACCTACATTATTGTTTTCCATGTCAATAAAGATACAAAATAAAAGTTAATTATTTTAATTAGATAAAGTAAGTAACTCTTCGTTAAGCTGTTCTATCTTTTTAATTATCTCTTCTTTTCTTGCCTCTGGAGAGTACGTTGTAATAAACTCAGCTTTTTCTAGCGCTTTTTCATATACACCATTTAATATTGGGTCAGCCTTAATTATATAATCAAAATCTTTAATTGCATGTATAATAGTTGCGTGATCTCTTTTAGAAATCCTTCCTATTTCAAAATAGGTAAGTAGAAAATTGTTTCTAAGAATATAGAACAGCATTCTTCTTGCGTCTACATACTCTCGTCTCCTGGTCTTTTTAAATATATTGTCAATCTCCATTTCCTGTTCAATTAATACCTTAATTGACTCGGCTTCTACTTTGTTTTTTAATTTGATTTTAGGTGATGATTCGAATTTCATTTTATATGAATGTTTAAATTAATATCATTTAGGTATTGGTCTAGTGTTATCTCAAATATATCTAACAGTATAGATGGTGAGTTCTTATTTCTTTTGGAATAGGAAAGAGTAAAGAAAGTTGGTGTTCCATCTTTATCGTGTACTACTCCAGACTTTAACTTGTCTAAACCCTTTGTTGTAGGCAGACCTATTAAGGTATCTATTTGCGCTGCTATCTTATTCTTTACACTAGGGTTAAATGTGTGTATTTGATATAGGAAGTTTTCATCCAATTCAAACTCATCCTCTATATACTTCTGTTCTGACTCCATGCTTTTCTAATTCTTTTAGTCTATATTCTTGTAAGGCAGACACCCTGCCCTTTGGCTTTTTTATTTCAGAGAATAGGACACCACAGTTAGGTGGTATAGCTACAACATCAGGTATACCATTCTTATTAGTCTTAATAAGCTTAATAACATAGTACCCTTCAGCCTCTAGCTGTTTAATCCTCTTCGCTTGTATCTGTTGTTCCGTCATTGTCCCAAAGATTATTCTCGGTTAAATATTTTGGATTCATCATTGGAATCCACATACTTTGTGGTTTTCCAAATACCCAAATAGTTTTTCTTGTTTCTCCTAAAGTCTCCTTTGTTTCTACTCCCAATCCTCTGGCCATATTCTTCTACCTATTGCTTTTCCTACTACCATTACTATCCAGGCTATAGTTAGCCAACCTATTGCTTCTACCATTGTATTTAATTTAAAGTTAATAAATCTCTTTTAAAATGTTTTAATGTATAATCTTTTTTCTTACTTACTGCCCTATATATTTGTTTTTCTATTCCTCCCTTAGTGAATATCCAAAAGACTTCGTTCTCAGGTCTATCCTTTGTAGTCATTCTATCACGACTCTGCCAATAACTAGTAGCACTAAAGTCTATGTTATAATAGACCAGGTACTCTGCTTGCCTTAAACTAATACCCTCTCTACCGCTAACAATCTGCAATGCAATAGATTTGTTTGTACTTTCAAACGTCTCTAAGTCTGTACATAATTGATCTCCATATACTTCTTTAAGGCAATTCAATTCTTCTTTAAATTTATAAAATATTCCTATCTTATTAGCACAAAAGTTGTTGTAAATAAACTTCCCTTTGAAATTATTTAAGACCATAGAGTTACCGCTTTCAAACTTAACAGTTCCGCTATACATCTGATGAAGCTTCTGCATTAGTTTAACGCCTGTATCAGCTAATATAACATCATCTTTACCTTGCACAACTAAATCTTTTTTAAGTAGCTTACAGAGGCTGTGAATAGATTCTGGAGCATCAACTGTAAGTATGGTTTCTTTTATAGAAGAATTAAACCCTGCTTCTTTTTGAGTGTATGAAATCATATACTGATTCATCTCATCTAGTATGCTTTGTTTTCCATCTGAGTAATCGTTAACCATAAAAGAACCTATACGTTTTGTTTTTGGAATAACATATTCTCTAGCAAACTTATAGAAGTTTGTATGTTCTCTAAAAGGATTACCTGCTATACTATATACCTGATGATACATTTGACTAAATGACTCTGGGGTAGGTGTACCCGACAGCAGTATTACGTATGGGTTGTTTTTAATTACAAACTCTTTAACTTGCTTTGCTCTTTTACTTGGCTTTGGAAAAGCTCCCATGCTGTGAGCCTCATCACACACAATCGCATCCCAACCTTTAAGATCAACCTTATGCAAGGATTCGTAGTTTATAACGAATATCTCATAGTCTGGACTCAGTAGCTTGTAATCAGATTCAATACTGCTTATTGCCTTCTTCTTTGTAATGAATAACACTTTGTTCACACTCATAATCTTATTTAAGATTCCTAGTGATGTAAGTGTCTTACCTGTTCTTACTTCCATTGACAAGTATACAAAGCTGTAATCAAGCAAACACTTAACCCCTTTGGTTATAATGTCCTTCTGATAGTCTCTAAATTTTATCATAGTTTATTTATTAGTTGATGTTATACGGTGTTGTGTGTAATACTACATTATCTTATCAATCACACCTTTGTTGTTTCCAAAAGGATGTACTGAACATTTAGCAATTTCTTTAAACATATTGCCAAGTACACTCAAATCATTATGATTCCACCAAGCATTATGTTCGTGAGCTACATTTTTAATCCAATTAACATAGTAACTAACTTGGTTGTCAAATCCGTCTTGGCACTCATTTACACTTACCTCTTGTATGTATCCTAAGCTACCTTTTTTACTTTCCACAAAATCAAACGGCTTGTGTACTTTACTTAGTGTTTCCTTTGTTGCTTTACTCATTATTTTAGTTATTTAAATCTCGTACTACACACAACACTGTATATAGTTTATAAGCCAATTAATATTCGTTTTTAATAGTAAATTTCTGCTATGGCTTACAAAACCATATACTCGTCCGTTATATGCAATTAAGCAGGTCTTTTTCTATTTGGTTAATTTCGTCAAGGCTTCTACTCCAAGGTAAGTACTTTCTATGTTTTTCTGCATTTAGGTTGTCAATTTCAAACCACTTCCATTCATAAACCGCATCTTTTGGGTATTTATAATTAGGTAGTACAAATACATTTTCTTTATCCTTAACACCCCAAAGTCCGTCTTTTTTAAATAATTCCATTACTTATCATCTTAAAAGCATATAACACCGTATATAGTTTATATGCCAAGTTAACAATTTGTTTAATTCTAAGTGTAGTTTAATGGCACACAAACCTTATACTTTTCAGTTGTAAACAATTAAAATTATTTACTACTGTCTTTTATTAGTTTGTTCTGTTCTTCTAACAAAGTATTGTTATATTTTGCTTCTATTTTTATATCATCTAAAGTCCAAGATATTTTAACAAAACCTATTATTAAGATAATCACAATTCCAAAGTATTCTACCATAATTTCATAATTTTAAAAGTTACCAACACCGCATATAATTTATTTGCAATTTGTTTGTGCGGTAAGACAAACAAATCATATTCGTTTCCGTTGGTTGTAATATTTGCGGAAGATTCTCTTTGCGTTTTTTCAAACGTGCAAATACTACAACCAACAAAGTATAAAATTAATAACTACTTTAGTCATTATTCAACGCTATATCTATTACCTTTTCTATATCGTAATGATATATTTTATAAAATCCCACAGGAGTATCTGGGTAAAATTGTAATTCAATGCAAGTATCAAGTTCTATCATTTTTTGCCATATATCATTACTTATATCTTGCTTTTCCTCTGGCTGTACGTATTGTTCAATAGTTTCGTAATAATCCCTATGGTTATTAACGGTAATAGAAACGCTGCATTTTGTCTTTTTAATTAGGTCTTGTAATTTTTTCATTTTTTTATCTTTATTTATTCGTTACTAATCTTATACAAATTCGTTAGGGTGCATTAGCTTTCTACATCCTCAAAACTTACACTATTAAATACTTCATCAGGAAATTCCTTAATGTAAACTTCTGTACTCCATCCATCAACTACTGTACTGTCAATAGTATAACTTTCTCCTACCTTTAAGAATTTCCTTGCGTGTTTTTCAACGCTATCGTAACCATTCTTTATGCTATCTTCTGTTACAATTACTTTTGTTCCTTCTTCTGCGTAAATATCCATAAAATAACGCACCCTAACAATGTATATAATTCAGTGGCGTTAAGGTGTCAATTTTTACCACTGTGCGTATTTATTAAGTTTATCGGTAAGCGAAAAGTTCACGCATTCAATCGCCACCGAAATTATATACTTTGCAGTTAGCAACTATATAGCATCAGTTGTTACTTCATCAACCCACACTCTATAAATTTGCTTATGTGTCTCCAACCAATCATCTGCATTGGTTTGTATATCCTCTACTTCTCTATCTGCAAATGCTGCATCAAAATCATTTTGGAAGTTTTCAATATCATCTCTTGTTGTCATATACAAACCACTATATTGCCCATCGCAGTTTGTTAATTGTAATACTTTTAAATTTTGTGGTATCATAATCGTAATTTTTACAGCAACTAACAATGTATATAGTTAATGTGCTTAGTTAATATTTGTTTTAATTTAAAGGCTAGTGTAATCGCACACTAACCATATACTCAACGTTACCATTATCATAGCTTATCTATTTCTTCTTCAACCAAATGATAGTATTCTATTGCTTGGTTGTTAGATGGTTTTATTATTTCGTTTTCAAGTATAAGTCTTACGTGTAGTTTGGCACATTTCTTTGCTATCTTACTACTAACCGTATTGTGAAAGTCTTGACCATCTACGTTGTAAAACTTCTTGTATATCTCGTATGCTTTTTCTTTTGGTGTTTGCATAAACAACCATTCTTTTTTCTTCATAGTTTCTTTTGGTATGTTTCTTTTAAATATTTGTAGACACCTGGTAAAACATTATTAGCTTTCTCTTGATTCTTATAATCTATTTTACCAAGCTTCTCTACACTATACAAATTCATCTGAGTTTTCTTACAAAAGAAAATATCCTTACCATTAGATGATATACCTCCTTTTCTTATAGCAACTTTAAAATAACCGCTATGGTCCATCTTTTTTATATAAACCTGAAAGTCATTGTCGATACACCATTGTAGATCAGAATTCAAACTCATCTTCTTTTTGTTTTAGGTTAGTTTTCTTTGTTGAGTAAATAATAAACTTACCGTTTAAGTCTCTGTCTAGAACTACATTAACTACATCTTTCCTAAACTCTCCATAGTCTTTTAACCATTTATTAAAAGCAATGTTAGAAATACTTCTTTTAGCCCTTGGCGCATAATCCTGATTCTCACTTATAAATTCTGTAAACAAATCTTTAGTGTATATCTTTTCATTCATTCTAAGCAACTCATTTGGATTACTTCCTAGTATCAATCCACAGAACTCAATGAACTCATGTGAGGTAGCAGCAGATAGTTTTCTAATAGAAAGGTTCTTGAATTCAGATTTAACTAATCCATGATTAAGATAGTACATAAGGTTCTCTATCATATAGTTATCAAATGCACACCACTCATCTTCATTCCAGTCAGAAAATAAAAGCTTTTGAAATTCTACCAATGGAGTAAATTCTTTTGTATAGAACTGCTTAAACTCTAACTCCCACTTTCTTCTCTCAAATGAATTACCCTTACCTTTAATCGCATAGTTAGTTGTTATAGCAACCTTTGGTGACTTATGGAATGGTATCTTGATTGCATCCTTGTTCTTCTTCTCTAGTGTTAACCCTTCGGTAACAACACTAAACAATCTTTCAAAGTCAAAATGTTTCTTGACATCATCAAAACAAAGTATCTGAGTATCTGCACTAACCAACTGGTAGGCGAAACTCTTCTCAAAATTAAAACCTTTACCATCAATAACTACCAACTTCTTCATCTTGGATATGGCATTGATAAATAAACCCTTACCTGTACCACCCTCTGGATTGTCTGATATAATCTCATCATTCAATATAACAGCAGGGCAGTAAGATAGATTCTTATAAGCATGAAGCATATAGCCTATCGTACTCTCCATTGACTTAATAGTTTTCTTATCAGAACCTGCTACGTTTGACACGAATGTTTTGTAATCACATTCGTATGACTCACACATCTCAAAGTCTCTATCTATAACCTGGTCCTTCCAAACATATCCACCCAAGTCTAGATAGTCTATCGTGGTCTTGCTATTCTTTGTGACCTTTACAGCGCAGTTATTATAATAAAGGTATGCGGTATTCTTATCGTCTTCAATAAAGTAAACATTAACAGTTCCCAATAATGACAAGAATTCTTCCTTAAAGTACCTTGTCTTATCTGCAAAGTAATTGTAGATAGACATATCGTCAAGTTTTTCTAAATGCCCTAAAACAAAGTCCTTGATTTCTTCCTCAGTAGTATGGTCTATTTTGAAGTTGGTTACTTTAACAAATATAAAACTCTTACTACCTTCAGGAGAATACTTCCAGAATCCATTGTCCTCA